GAGGCCCGGTTGCCAGATAAACGCGCCATCGGTCGTTTTGAACCGGCGAATAATCGACAAGGTGGACGCATTCATGACCCAGCTTGCCCCCTGCCGATAAGGCGCGCGCACAGCGTGCACCAGCTCCACCAACTTGTCTTGCGGATTGGTTGCGGCAAAGCCGCCCGCCACGCCCGTCGGCACATATTGCAACGTGCCAAAGGGCCGCGTCGTATCACTTGTCGTCGCAATCGGCGCGGTCAGAAATCCGCGCGGGCGGTTGGTGCCATTGCCGTTGATGAATGCCGCGCCTTCGGCCTTGGCAAATTCGGTAGCAATTTCATCCGCTAGCCAGGCCTCCACATCAAATGCGGCATCATCCAGCATCGCCTGCGTCGCCGCCGGATTGGCGTACAGGTCGCCAAAGCTGGGGACGATTTCGTTGAATGTCGGCGTCGCCGTTTCCGGACGCGCCGCCGTTTCTGCGGCCCAGCCCGATGTCACGCCATTTTGCGTCACCAGCTTGCGATAGCCAGCCGACCCCACGCGCACCACGCTCGAAATCGCGCGAATGGGCGAGATCGATTTCAAGACGCTGTCAATAACTTCGTCAATTTCGCGCGGCACGGCAAAGCCGCCATCGGCAGGCGTTGCGCCATGGAAGCTTTTCAACTCCACCTCCGACCCGCGCCGCAAATAGCCATCGACAAAGGCCGACCGCGCCGGGTCAGCGACCTTGCCGCCCGACAAAACGGGCCGCGTCACCGCCACCGCCGGCACCGCCCCGTCAAAGACGGCGTCCAGATTGTCTGCTTTAATTTCATAATCCATGTCATTCTCCTTGCGGGCAAAAAAAAGGCCGCCCTGATGGACGGCCGGTTCAAAAAACTGTGCTTGCGGTTACATATATTCGGCAGGACACTGCATCTGTTTACCTTCGAATTCAAAATTTTCGGGAAGGCGACACCTACCAAGCTGAGCAGCATTCAGCTTTAACGCGCGGTGCGCGATGCTGCGAATTTGCTGCCCATGAGGTCGGTTAGGTGGCGACACAGCCACAATAACTTTGCTTGGAATTTTGGTTTTAATCAGTTGGAGTGGCGGCACCAAATCGGTATCTGCACTAATCAAGTAACAGGTATCGAATTGATCCTCAAACGCGTCTGCCACCATGTGGATCGCAATGTTTACGTCTGTTTCCTTTTCTTCTGGATGTTTCCAGCTAGAGCCACATGCGCGGCAACGACGCGGCTGCCCCTTGAATCGACCCAATATGCAGGACACGCCTTCAGATTTGAGCGCTGAAAGATATGCCTCGTGCCGTTTGACAGAATCCAGACCTCGTGTGTGTGCAAGGGCGGAAAAATACTTGATCAAGATGACTTCTTCATCTTGTTTGGGGATGAGTAAATGGGCCAAGCCGTGCAGCGAAAGCCACTTTAGCCTGTCGTCCTTTAGGTCTTTTATCGAGTGGTATAAGTTAAACCCATCAACGTAAAAGGCATCTCGTTTCTTGATCATTCCAACATGATTACATTGCGTTAAGCAATGGGCAAGAAAAAACCCACGGGCCGAAACCCGTGGGGGCCAACGGCGCACCGTTGGTGTGGATTTCACCCAAATACGCTGTCTCTCTATACAATTCAACAACTTTAGTTCTCAACCGCCAGCACGCGGGCGAGCGGTTGCATGGGGGTGGCAACGATGCTGACTTCGATAAGGTCGAGGTCAGTGAGCTCCCGATATTCCTGTTGCTGCATCGCGCGCACGCGGTAGCCGAAGGATAGGCCGCTGCCCGCCTGCACGACGGCGCTGTCATCATCGAGTTGCGCGATCACCCGCAAACCGCGTGCATCCTCGCTTAAGCTTTCGACAAAGCCGATGCGGCGGCGTTGGTCATGCTGCCACAATAAGGGCAAACCCGCCTTTGCCGCGCGCGCAAACGCGCCTTTACGCACAATATCGCCGCCCTTGTCCGGCGCGTCGAAGATTGCGGCATAGCCCGCCAGCCTCATTGGCTGACCAATCCGGGCAGGCCCAATTTGAACGCAATGCCGATCAGCAACAACGCCAACACCATCCGCACGACCCAGCCAATCGCCGCCTTGCGCGCCGAGCGTTTGGCGTCGCGCCAGGCGGACAACAGCTCGCGCAATTCGCCCATATCCTTGGCGGCGCTGGCATCGTCCAGCCCCAGCCCGGCCAGCGCACGACGCGCACCAGTTTCGGAGGCCTGCTCCAGCAGACCTTGCAGTTCTTTATCAACCATTGATGTTTCCTATGTGTAAATCGGACCCAAACAGGCTCTATCCGCCGTTAAGGGTCGCGCGATCTGCGCAGCTTCATGCATGGTGCAGGCGGCAACTGTTCAGGTCGCCGGATCCTCATCGTCGTCGGGAAAATCGTCCAATGTCAGTTCACGGAAATTTCCGTCTGGCTTAGGATAGATGACAGGCTTGTCGCCATAACGCTCGTGCAATGCGCGCTCTCGACGTTCATAACTGAATTCCTCAGGATCTAATTGATCAGGGTATAAAAAGCGGACTTTGAACGCTCCGTCTTTTACTTCATAATGAAGCACGGTCCATTTCTTATCTGCCTCGGCAAACTTCCAAAGGTCGAACAATGCGTCAAACAGTTCGCCACTCGGACGGTAATAGACCACTTGTTCGCCTTCATCGTGGAAAACACCTGCTTCACAGGAGCCTTCGGTCACTTCGGCATACATATAACTACCATCGGGGTGCTGATCGAGAATGTCGGCCAGGTGCTGCCCAATGCCGTTAAGCATATCGCCCATTTGTACGCGAGGGTCCATTTTACTTCTCCCCTTTTATGTTCGGTACTGTCTTACTAAATTCTTTGCCGTTTATTGTATATTTCACCTCGAGCGAATGCGGTCGCTTTGAAACACCTTCATACTTTGGTTCGATTTCTACGTCCACCTTTTGCTTTCTTTTCAATGCTTTTTTCCAGAGTATTTCCAATTTTCGATATTCACCGCGATTTATTCCGGCATCCTGTGCGAAATGGTTCGCAGGAATTTCGGGCCCGCCAAACTCGCGCGCAATATAGTGTCCGCCGTGATCCGATGGCAGTCGATCTGGCTTCCCCGCATTCTGTTGCGCGCTTCTCGAACGCCGCTGACTGGGTTCAAGTCTCAATTCCCCCGCTACTCCCGCCGTGCGTGATATGGCATCGGCACCGAATGTGTAGCCGTTGACCGTAATAGAACTGACGATCGACCCGGACGCAGCCGCCAGCGCAGCCCCGGCAGCTGCGGCAGCGGCGGCCTCCAAAAGCCCAGTGCTGGGTTTCGCTGGCGGTGCCCCGTTTGGTTTGACCTGTTTCGGTATATCTGCGGGGCGTGAACTGGTCGGTTTGGTTAACCGAATATTTTTGGGTTTCGGCTTTGGTGAAGTGACAACTGCAGGGCGTCTCGGTGTAGGCTGCGGGAGCGGCGCAACAGTTATCCGCTGCCTCGGCGTAGGCTTTACTTCCGGGTTTTTCCGCTTGGGTTTGGGCTTACTCCAAGTACCCGAAGCACCGCCACCGCCGAAACTTCCGCCACCGCCAGCAAATCTTTGCCCTTGTCCCTTAAATGTGAACTGGCCGTTTTCGGTGTCGTGCCACGGATTGAACTTGAATTCGAGCGCACCATTTTCGTTCGATATCTCTGACGGCTGCACGGCCGGCGCAAGGCCCACCGCCGCGCGTTTCTCTTCGGTCGTCAAAAAGTCCGCTGCACCCACTTGCGCCCACAACCGCTCCCGATCTTCGGCCAGCGCAGGGATCGCATCCAAATCCAAGTCCAACGTCAGGCCGTCAAAATAGGGCCGCAGCCCTTGCGCCAGCGCGTCCAAAATCTTGCGCGCCAACGGGATGATGCTCTGGTTCCACAAAGCGCGGTTTGCCTCGCGATAATTGGCATAAGTCGCATCGCCGGGCAGACCAAGCAGCACTGGCGGCACGCCAAAAGCGAGCGAAATTTCCCGCGCCGCCGCTTCCTTCAATCCGGCAAAATCCATCTCCGCTGGGGTCAGCGCCATCGCCTGCCATTTCAAGCCACCCTCCAGCAACATCGGCCGTCCGGCATTGCCCGCGCCTTGGAAACTGGCGGCAAGCTCCTCCTTCAACCGCGCATATTGTTCGCCGTTCAACGTCCCGCTGTCGCCCATGTCATAAACCAAAGCCCCCGATGGCCGCGCGGCATTATCCAGCAACGCCTTGTTCCATTTCGTCGCCGCATTATGCGTCGCGACCGCGCCCGACGCTGCGCCCAGACAGCCAAGCCCATAATGGTCATCGAGCGGGTGGATTGCGCGGATGTGGATCACATTTTCGGCGGGCAAACGGCTCGCGATCTCGCCTGCTTTATACACAAACGCCACGGGCCAGCCGCGCATGTCGGCTTCAATCGTCATCCGCTCTGGCCGCAGCGCGAACAATTCGGCAGGACGCCCGTCATTGCCCGACAATATCTCGACATAGGCATTGCCGTGCAGCAACAGATGCGTCGCCACCGTCTCCATCAACGCCTGCCCCGCCGACGTGGCGCGCACCAGTTCCAGCCCGCGCGCATCATTTGCGGTCAACGGCGCGGACGCCAGCCCCTCGGCAATCAACCGCACCGCGCGTTGCGCAATCGCGTTCGACAAATAGCCTTCGCGCATCTGCGCCTCATAATGCCTTGGCCATTCGCCCAGGCTACCCAAAGCATATCCGCGCAAGCCCGGCAGACGATCCTGCTGCACACGCGTTTTGGCCGGACGCAGATACCCACGCCCGGCTGATTTCCAACCGAAGATATTCATGATGTTTTCCTATGTAGCTAGGAACGTCGGATTAGCGACGTTTAGGTTTACTATTTCTTGGTAGCTTTTTTTGATTAGTATTTGGTTGGATGTTATTTTGTTGGGCCGCAGGGGGTGGTGGCGCATCGGCCTCCGCTTCAGCCGCATCAAACCAACGTCCGGTTACAAATACTGATACCACAGCTACAATTGTGGCACCACCTAACCACGCAGCCGATTCTGTGTCGCCTAAAGAGGCAATATAACTCACTGTTGCTAACAGCAGGCACAAGGCTAGGATTGCTAGCCATTGCCCAATTTTGCGAAGAGAAAATTCTTTTTCGACAATACTTTGAGTAGTCGAATGCCGAGCTTCTTGTTCTTTTTCGGCCATGCTAACAACCCGATTTGCCAGCCCGGGTAAAACACGTTCGAGATGCTCTAGTTCTTCAGCAGAAGGAATAGGCCCGGAGTGAGATTTGCTGACTACTTGGGTCAGCACAATCTTAGCTTCGCCAGTTTTTTCAGGCAGCAGGTAAGGCTTTAGCCTCTCAAGCGCTTCGTCAGCCGCGCCTTCTTCTTCAGCGACTTCAACTCACGCTTCCCCCCGTTGTAGCTCTCAGTCAGTGCAATACTCTTTCTTCACAGATCTTATCGCATCTGCGATTTCTTTGCCGACTATGCGCCAATCGGAGTCTAACGACCCACTTTTTGCGGAACGTCGAGCGTAGCGCATCCCTTGATAAACATTAACCGTCGCAATACCTTCAGCTATGACCTGATAGCCCTTACGCCGTGCGGTTTTGGCGACGATTTTCGTTTCAATACTCATAATCCACCTAACCAATCATATTCTAAATGCGTTTTCCACAGCATAATGTCAAGACTATGAACATTGATCGCTCAGGCAAATCATAATGCGTATTACGACACAAAGTTTAGTTGTTGCTTACAACAACCGCACCTGCGGCACCCGTTCTGCTTTGCCGAGCATCAATTCGGTCAAGGCCCATACCAACGCGTCGGCGCGGTCGGGGGAGCGGCCGGGGCCTGCATAGCCGCCGCCTGCGATCAGGCCGCACATCTGGTCCTCCAACTCTTGAAAGGCGTTGATGTGAAAAACACGCCCGGCTTCGTATAATATCGAGATTGGCTCGGCGCGGGCGGATTTGCTGCGGCTCGCGTGCGCCCGCTTTATGGGCATCGCAATGTCCGCCGCGCGCAACACGGTTTCGACCATATTGCCGCCCTGATTATCCTCGACCACCACGCGGTCGGCCTGCCAAGCATCCGCCGCAGCCGCGACCGCGCGGGCCCAGCGTTCGGGCGATGCGCCAGAGATGCTATGGTCCGCCAGCACATAGGCGTTTTTATCAACGCCCAGCCCAACCGCGACGACGCCGCACGCGTCGCCATTTTCCGACACGGGCGGGTCAACGCCAATGACCACGCGTTTCAACTCGGGCGCGCACGCCGCACGTTGCCGTTCCAGCAAGTCCCGCGACCACAGCGCACCATCCGCATCCGCGATCAGCTCGCCATCCAATTCCTGCCGCCCAAGCCGCGTCCCGGCATACATCGCGCGCACCGACGCAATAAAGTCCGGCGGCAAGTTCATGCCGTTATCAATTGTCCGTCCGCGCGTCACCGCCACCCCCTTTTCCTTATCGAGCCGCCGGACCAAAGGCACCGGACGCGGCGTAGTTGTCGCCATCGCGCGCGGGTTCTGCCCGAGGCGCAGCCCAAGCATCAGATTATCCCACGCGGCGATCCCGCTGGGCCATTTCGCAATTTCATCGGCCCAGGCAAAGTCATGCTGCGGCCCGCGCAGGCTTTCGGGCTCTGCGCCCGAAAATAACGTCGCCGTCGCCTGATTGGCCCATGTCAAACGGCGCAGGCTGGGTTCATAAGCAGGCCGCTCGCCAAAGGGCAGCGACAACAGGCCGCTTTCGCCCTCGACCATCACCTGACGCGCCTCATTCAAGGTCGCGCCCACCAACGCAAAGCGCGCGCCGGGATGTTGCGCCGCCAATGCGCTCACCCATTCCGCCCCCATGCGCGTCTTGCCATAGCCGCGCCCCGCCATCACCAGCCATATGCGCCAGTCTTCCAAGGGCTCCGCCTGATCATCGCGGGCCCAAAAGTTCCAGCTTTGCGTGTCGGCCATGTTTTTCCGGGTCCAGCGGCGGATGACCTCGACCATCTGCTCATAAGGCAGCGCCAGCAACGCCTGCGCATTAGGCATCGGCATTTGCTTCGCCTTCGCCTTCGCGTTCGGGTTCAGTTTCGGGTTCGGCGCGCGCCGCCGCGCTCTCTTCGGCGCGTTGCCGCATGTGCGTGAGCTTCAGGACCAACTGCGCCTTTAACGTCGCCAAATCGGGCTGCGCGGGCTTGGCCGCAGGGGCGGCAAGCGCGCCGCCCTTCACCGATGCACGGTGCGCGCTGAGCAAGGCAATCGCCAGCCGATGCTTTTGCGCCCGCGCTTTCAACGTGCCATCGGCGGTCCGTCCGCTCGCGGTCTGCAGCGCTTCGGCCAGCAAATCGGTCTCCAACCGGGCATAGCCCTCTGCCAAGGCCAGCGCCCAAGCATCGCGAAAAGCAGGCGTCCGCCGCCGTTCGGCATAGACCGCACTGCTCTTTACGCCTGCCGCCCGTGCAGACGCCGACACATTCGCCGTCTGCGCCAAATGGTCCAGAAAAAGGCTACGAATTTTCATATTCAACCGCGCATCGGGCACGGGTGTTTTATTGATGGCCATAAAAAGCCCTCCTGAGCGCAAAGAAAAAGGGCCGAAGATTGCTCCTCGACCCCATTGGGTGATGATGAAAGCGGGTCAGTGTGCGACTCGCAATTTTCGACTATGACGTAAACTAACCTTTCATGGTTACGATGTCAATATTTTTTTATCCTATTTGGTTATTACTTGGCGTTATTATACTTGACATACCCACGTCAAACTACGATTAATAACCCATAAGGAGTTAAATCAATGGTTTCCGCATTATCCGCAGCACACTTTCACAGCGAAGAAGCAGCATTTACTTACGTTGAAGCGCGTGTATGGCCAGAAGGCCCTATCTGCCCTCACTGTGGCGGCTTTAACCGTATCGGTAAAATGGGCGGCAAATCGACCCGCGTTGGCCTGTATAAGTGCTACCAGTGCCGCAAGCCCTTCACCGTGCGTATCGGGACCATCTTTGAAAGCAGCCACGTGCCGCTCAATATCTGGTTGCAGGCGATGTATCTGATCGCTGGCAGCAAGAAGGGCATATCCAGCAACCTGCTCCATCGCACCCTTGGCGTTACTCTCAAGACCGCTTGGTTTATGTCGCACCGTATCCGCGAAGCCATGCGCGATGGTAGAATGGAGCCTTTCGGTGGCGTAAGTGGTGACGTGCAGGTTGATGAAACCTACATCGGCAACTTGCAGGGTGTTGAAAAGGCGCGTGGTGGC